CTTTACGGTTTGCCTCTGATACCTCGAAGATTCCCATAGGGATCGTTTCATAGGAACCGCCAGCCACCTGCAAATGATAGAAAAGCTCCACCTTCGCATCTTCCAGCGTGTACCTGTTGATCTCGGAGAAAAGTGATATTCCCATCTCCGCAGCATACACCGTTCCCAGCTCGATTTCCGTGGAACCGCAGCACTGGGAAGTGATATACCCGCTGCCCTTGACCATATCATCCTGATCAAAGTTGTAAACTGTTCCGGCAGTCGTTGTGATCCTGCCGGTCCAGTAATATTTTCTTGTATTTGCCTTCACCGCTTCAAGGAAGGCATTGCTCACTGGATACATAGCCGCCCTCCTTAAAACTCTTTCAATGTGAAGGACACCTCCCACAAGCTTCCATAGCTTGTATCGCTGACCAGCTTCACCTGATACCCGTCAATATACATCTGCGTGTTAACGATGTTCATGGTCTCCGTGTCCATATATCCCACGGTAATACTTGCCAGCTTCTTATACGCCGAAAACTTATTAAGCCACTTCTTCGATACCCTGAAAGTGACCCCAATCTGTACCACGCCTTCACGGACAACATCCCTCTGCGTGGTTCCTGCTTCCGTCACACCCCCGCTGTCTGCCTCCACATCCGATAAACTCACAGAATAAGAGGCAGGCATCGGGATATTCTCATTGTTAAAAACAAGATACTGCATATGAGCCATCTTACCTGCCTCCACTTCTTAAATTCATTCTCTGCTGAGCCGTAACCACGATCTCATCGATCATGTCACCACCGATATAAACCGGGATCACGATATCCCCTGCAGCACCGCCCCCAGCCAAAGCCGTATTCAGTGCCATGTTGATACCGGAGATCAGATCTCCGCTTGAAGCAGCAGAACCGGAATAGCCTCCCTGAGCTGCCATCACTCTTGGAGTAATGGTCAGATCAGAAGTCACTCCGTTCATAGCATTCTCGATCATGCCCCGGCTCTTCTCAATACCCTTCGCCAAGCCTCCTATAAAATCAGGCATCCACTTCTCGTAATCCGTCAGAGGACCTTCATCTGGAACGGAGAAGTGCAGGAAGCTCCGGATCTTATCCGCAACTGAAGAAACAGCGTCCCCGACCTTCCCGATCATGGACTTGATACCGTTCACGATACCGCCGATAAAATCAGCGCCCCACTGGAAAGCTTGCGATGCCAGGTTCTTCACGAAATTGATAGCCTTGTCAAATCCGCTCTTCACCGCGCCATAGATATTTCCGCAGACATTCTTGATGCCATTCAGCATCGCATTGAACGCATTGGAAACAGCATTCTTTATGGCATTGGCCGCATTCGATACCGCAGACTTGATATTGTTCCACGCTGTCGTGACTGCATTCTTGATCCCGTTCACGATATTCGTGATCGTGGTCTTAATGCCGTTCCAGACCGTTGTTACCACGGACTTGATTGCATTCAGCACCGTTGTGATTGCGGTCTTGATACCATTCCACGCCGTACTCAGGAAGGTGGATATCGCTGTCACCACGGTCGTAATAACAGACTTGATCCCGTTCCAGATCGTCGTGAAAAAGGTTTTTATCGCATTGAACACCGTAGTCACGGTATTCTTAATTGCGTTCCAGGCATTCGTCAGGAACGTGCTAATCGCATTCACCACAGTCGTGAAGATATTCTTGATACCTTCCCAAAGCCCGGTAAAGAAATCCTTGATCGCATTCCAGACCGTAACAGCCGTGGTCTTTATTGCTTCCCATGCCGCTGTGAAGAACTCCTTCAAAGCCTCCCACACGGCAACGGCAATCTCTTTGATACTCTCCCAAAGGTCAATCCAGAACTGACGGAACTCTTCGCAGTTATTCCACAGATATATGAAAGCCGCCACAAGAGCCACGATCGCCGCAATGATCAGCACATATGGATTGGCTGCGCATACCGCATTGAAGGCTGCAATTACACCCTTAGCCGCATTGATCACGCCTGCCAGCTTCGGAATGATCGTCATGATCGTACCGACCGCAGAGATTACCTTTCCGACTATGATCAGTATCGGTCCGATTGCAGCCGCAACCAGGGCAATCGTAACAATGACTTTCCGTGTGCCTTCATCCATTGAATTAAGCCAGTCCACAAACTTCTGGATCCACCCGACAATGGTTCTGATCGCAGGCATCAACAGTTCTCCAAAAGAGATAGCCAGTTCCTGCAACTGTGATTTCAATATTGTCAGCTGACCGGCAAGGTTATCCTGCATGGTCTCCGCCATCCCTGCAGCCGTTCCGTCACAGTTCGCAATGGCAGATGAAAGCTTATCAATATCTCCTTCCCCGGCGTTCATCAATGCCAGAAAACCGGACATCGCATTCTTACCAACAAGGCTTTCAGCCGCCTGTGCCTTCTCTGATTCTGTCAGACCAGCAAACGCCGTCCGGCAATCAGCCAGGATATCTGACAGATCTCTCATGGAACCGTCAGCATTGGTAGTTGCCACCGTCACCTCTCCGATAGAAGAACCACAGATCTTCACATCACCGGACAGGTTATTCATGATCGTCCTCAAAGCCGTACCTGCCTGAGAACCCTTGATGCCGGCATTGGCCATCAGACCGATCGCTTCCGCCGTATCCTCCGCAGAGAAGCCCAAAGCACCGGCAATTGGAGCGCAATACTTGAAGGTTTCACCCATCATGGAAACATTCGTGTTGGCATTACTACTTGCCGCTGCAAGGATATCCGCAAAGTGGCCGGAATCAGATGCAGAAAGTCCAAAAGCTGTCAGCGCATCCGTTACGATATCAGATGTAGTTGCCAGATCCTCACCGGAAGCCGCCGCAAGGTTCATGACGCCTTCGATGCCTTCCAGCATATCCTCCGTCTTCCAGCCTGCCATCGCCATGTAGTTCATGGCTTCCGCAGCCTCAGATGCGGAGAACTTTGTCTTGGATCCCATCTCACGGGCTTTATCTCTTAAAGCATCAAAGTCTGCGCCTGTCGCGCCGGACACCGCCGCCACTTTACTCATGGCAGAATCAAAATCAGCGGCTGTTTTCACCGCCGCCGTACCAAGTCCAGCCACAACCCCTGTCACAGGAAGGAACTTCTTCCCGACATTCGTGATATTATCCCCGACCGTCTTCAGCTTCTCACCCTTTGCGGCGATTTCCTGAAGAGCCGTTGCAGAACTCTTTGCCTGTTCCTCCAAGGATTTCAGCTTTGCCTCTGTCTCAGCAATCTCCCTCTGCAGACCGTCATATTGTTCCTGTGTAATCGTGCCATCTTTCAGTGCCTGATCTGCCTGCTCAGCTGCCGTCTTTAAGGTCTCCAGTTTTTCCTTTGTTTCCTTAACTGCATCTCCCAAGAGCCTATGCTTCTGTGCAAGCAATTCCGTATTTCCCGGATCAAGTTTCAGGAGCTTATCGACATCTTTCAGCTGGCTCTGCGTATTCCTGATCTCTGTATTTACGCCCTTTAAGGCAGTTTGTAGTTTGGTAGTATCGCCGCCGATCTCAACGGTAATACCCTGGATTCTGCCAGCCATGTCTCAACCTCCTTCCCATTAGAATCGATCCATATCATCCTGGCTTGCGATCTGATCATGCGGTTCATCATCCCTCTGTAGTTCCGTGTACATATCCATCACGGTTCCAATCGTCAAAAGATCAAGTTCACTGATATGGATTCCCAGCTGCACACACCTCAGCAATAGCAGAGGCGTTGTCATTTTCCGGTCAGTCGCTCGAAGTTTTTTTTACTCTCCACTTGCGTCTGCACATTCAAACCCCAAAGCTCGATGATCTCAGGAAGCACCTGATAAATGGAAAAGGTTCCGAACTGGTCAAGCCATTCATCCGGCGTATCGGGAACTCCCTGCGGATCCGCATGCTTTGCCATGATATAGCTGATATCCTCAAACAGTTCCAAAGAGAAAGTATCAAGTGCCGAAGCCTCCGGATCTTCCTGATCGATGCTCTTCTGAAGGTCATGCAGATCCTTATAGATATCACGATGGAATCTGTTTCTGTATATCCTCGGAATGGCTGCTGATGCTTTGAAAGTCACATCTTTGCCATCAATATTCAC